GTAAAAATGGTCGTCCTAACATACGATCATTCTTCAACCTCTTCCTATCCCCGTGGCTTATGGGCCTTGGTTTTAAACCTCCCCCAGGCCTTAAGTTCTATGAGACCACAACTTGGAATCAAAGAGAACTTGCCAAAGCTCTTCTTACTCGCCTAGGTTCTTACTCGGAATCTGGAGTCATCGTGAAAGCTGATGAGACAGCTGAAGTATTCAAGAAACTATCATTCGTTGATATATCTAAGCCGAAGTCCTTGTATCCAATCAAGGGTCCTTCTCATTATGAAGTCCAACTCCATTTCTCACACATCTTTCCCCTCCAACCTGATTGGATTGACCTGAAAGTTGAGCCTATGGCTCCTCTCATGTTTGATCCTACTCCTGGTGATTTACCCCAGGAATATGAGGTTAAGAGGTTATCGATTTCTGAATGTCGTAAGCTTATCGACAATCAGGAGAAACGAGCGACTCATAAGGGTGTTGATCTTGTTGAGTTTACTCCAAGATTACTCGCTAGACGTATTAAGGATGTCATGTTTTTAAACGGAATCGCCGAGTCTCTGGGTTCGAGAGATATTGTCCCTATGGATCAATATATTCTTAAACCAGAGGAATGCGAAGGGGTTCAAGATTCTAAGGTTTCCAAATCATTATGCGTAAATCGCGGTGAGCTAAGAGATTATCATGAAAATGTTCTTCTTATGAAGAATATTCATGATAAATCTCGGAATGCCCGACAGACTACACGGAAACTCCAATCTGACCTTGCTGATCTTACGGATCGACTGGACCAAGTCCTCTTATCCATCCAATCCTTGAAGAAGGAAGTAAGATATGCAATCTAATTGGCAATCTTGGATGGATAGTCGCTTCACGTCAAGAAGGCGGCACCCGACCGAAATGACAAACCAACGAACAACAACAACTTCATCTAATAACAACAAAACAGAGAAAGTTAGAAACACACACAAATATAGACGTCCCTTTCATGAGGGTACGTCTTCTTCTAATACAGTACAGATCAATCTTTCTGAGAATTCTTCTTTTAAGCCAGTCAAGATCGAAAGATCTCCTTATATGACTGCCGCTTTCGAATCTGACTTTTGGCATCCCAACTCATCAGCATATAAGAATCCATTAGTACCATCCTCCCTTAACGGGAATAATGGTGAATGGACTAATGATGATGATCGAAATGGTAAGAAGTCAGGTTCGAAAAAGAATGGTAAAGGTAAGCAGAATGCCGGTCCCAACCGGCAAGCTTCTATGACCCCTAAGAAATTTAATAAC